CGCTGGCAAATGTCACAGTGGTATTGGTACAGGTCACCACGGTTTGTGCGCCATTGAATGGCACACCACCTACAGCAAATGCGCTCACAGTAATCAACTGGAATGGCAAATATGGAGGAACGTTTTGAGCGGTAAACGTCAATGTGCAGGTAACACCGTCACCTACTGCGCTAACACCGGTAATATTTGGCTTTGCTACCAAACTTGATCCCAATATAAGATTTTCCAAACAGATGATATTTGAAATGGTTGTAAAATAAGGACCAGCGCCAGTAGATGTTCCCAGGGATGGCCCCACTGAAAATGCCAAAGAAGTAGGCACACCTATAAATGTACTGTCTACTAACGCTCTGGTACTAACACTGAAATCATTGGCAGTTAGTCCAGAAGTGGTTACAAAGTACACTGTGTTTGCAGTTAGTCCTCCAGGCAACACACTGGCACTGAATCTCACAGGTTGACCAGCTGTGAGTCCGTGACTGTTTTTGGTAAACGTATTGGCCGCAGTGCTTATACTGGTTACAGTATTGGCCGCACCTGTTTCTACACCCGGCTCATACACAGTGATTTCTATATAATCATAATTTTCTCTACCTTGTGCCAGGGCTAGACCGTAAGGAACCATTGTGGGACTTCCCGACACCGCCGATCCAGTAAATGTGGTTATGCCTGAGCCTGTTTCTGTAGCAGAAATGGTAAATGTGGTAGGAGTTGGTGCAGTCTTGACATAGTATATGACACCGTCGTCAACTGTGACACCTGCAGTAATCTCATTGGGCAACACTGCGCCTGGAGGTTTGACAAATCTCACTTGATATCCTGCACGTTGTCTATGATTGATATCAGTGGTTATCACCCCAGTGCCATAGTTTATACCTGTGATAGTATAGGTTTCTAGATCATATGTGGAATCATAGTCTGTGAATTCCAATTGTCTGTAGACAAAATTACTGTCATTTAGTATCAGAGCAGTACTAGGTCTAGTTGCTACCTCTACAATGTCTCCGTGTAACACATGGAAACTGTTGTTTCTAATTGTAACACGTTGTCCATGGGGCACTGCTGCCAAAAGTCCGCCGCCGGTGCTGATATTTAATTTTGCACGTTTGGTGGCAACATCGCTGATCTGTGCCGTAGTGACAACATATCGTACAATTTGGCCTCCATGATTGATTTCTAATTCACTGTTCGGCAAAGGAAAGAAATCATCATAGGTCACATATAATATATTTTCTCCCTTTTCGTTCAACGTATCAACTGATGCAGCATAAACAGTTGCGGTCTGTGCAAGATCGGTGTAAAATCCTGTGGGAGTCGGAACTTCTAATGGATCACTGGCTTCCGCTACCAATGCAAAGTTTCCGTGAGCACTAGATCCACCCACGCTTCTAATCTGTCCACCGTTCAATGAATAGTAGGAAATTTGACAGTAGTAGGTAAACATACTCACAGCTTCGGCCAATCCGCCGTTGGTGGTTATAAGTCCGTAGCCTAGATCACAGACCTGGGTAAAGTCGTTACTAAGCATGGAACGATTACCGGGCATAAGAACTTCAAACACTCTGATAAAACTGTGTGTACCCGAGCCGGCACCTACAAAAGTCACTGCTGTGGTACTGCCAGCTACTGCGGCAACTCTGAATTGAGTAAGCGTAAATCCAGCCAGTAACACATAGTATTCTTGATTGGCAGCGATACCAGTTGGCAGTGTTCCAGTAGAACTGAATTTCACAATGGCACCTGGTTGTAGTTCGTGAACAGATGCAGTGGTTATATTTGGAGTACTAAATGTACAGGCACGTGATCCAGCAGCAGGTGTGTAAGGTGTCAGCTCATCCAAGATGAACTGAGCTGTGCTGAATCCACCTGTGGTAGCAGTAGCAGCACCTGTTCCAAATGTATACCCTCTAATGTAGTTTATTCTGTAAATTTCACCACTGACAATAAAGCTGCAGGGAGTATTAGGCGGTCTCAGCAGTCCCGATACTCGTAAAAATATATTACTGTCTTTGCTGTCTATGACAAATTTCTGATTGCCGGTGAATCCATCTACAAACATACCACCAGAAAATGCCTTGGCATTTATACTTCTACTAAAGGATGCAGATTCTTGACAGTACGGAGATTTAGCAAGGATTTGTCCCTCTGGATCTAATACCATTGCAAATCCACCTTGACCCTGGAAGGTCATGGCTCTTAGGATTACAGCATCGTTACACAAGAACATGTCCATATCGCCGTTGTCTTTGGGATAGTTTACTGTTCCACTGTTGCTGATAACATCAACTATGGCATTGGTCAACAATGTGATCACAGTATCGGATCCTACTTCTGCCACTAGACCTTCGTCTAGAGTCTGTAGTGTTGGTACTGTGGCAGTAGTGGCCACAGTACCGGACAATGTATACAGTGCCGCAATACTCACATTGTCGATAATGTCTTGGGCCAAGGTGTTGATACGTTGAATACCGGCCACAGTCTGACTCAGTTGCGCACCAATAGCTAGTGCAGGATTACTGCCCGGAACTGCTGGTCCCTTGTATTTCAATGCAGCAGAAATTGTGCGATTCTGTCCACTCCATTTCAAATCAAATACCATAGAGTCTATGATCAAGCCAACGTCTCTATAACAGATATCTTCATTGTAGTCAAATGCAGATGTAAATGGTGCAGTGTTTGTTAAAATTTGATTATTGATCCAACCTATGACCTGATCTTGAATAAACTTTCTATTCAATGTGATCAGTCGTGCAGCACTGGTATAGTTACCTTTGTTATTGATCAGGGGATAAACAGGCTGTGTGGAATCTGCTAGATAGTGATAACCATACAGTTCATTTGCCACAGTCAGTCCGTCTACCACAGGATCTCGTCTAAAATTCAAAAATGCCCAGGGACTGGAACTGTCAAAGCCTATCTGTGGTCTAATAATAGTTCTACGAAATTCATCACCTATTACTGCCACGTTTTGAGGCACACGTAATGGTAAATTTTCTAGGTAAATGCCAGTTTCAACAAATACAGAAATTTGAATACGTTTGGTTACATCACCGAATGAAATAACCTCGCCAACAACAAATTCACCACTGACAACATCAACATCAAATTCTTCATTGCCGGACGTGTCCAAAGTACCGTCGTGTGCTAGAATCTGTGCAAGAGCTCCAGACGTTTCCCCACGAAGATATAGTCCTTCTCGTATGTCTTTGGCTGCGTTAGCAGCCACTGTGCTCAATGCAGGATTTCCAGTAAAGTCTGTTCTGTAACCGCTGGTAAACAATCTAAATCTTGGAAGACTCACAAGTATAGATGGCTGCGAAGTAAACCCTGTTCCTCCGTTGGTGATACTGATGCTGTTTATGCCGCCGTCAACTGCGCTAACATCTGCTACACCAAAGGCTCCACCACCACCACCACCAACAAATCTCACTGACACTAAACCGTATCCAGTTCCACGGCCTCCCGAGTTAACCTGCACTCTGGCCACTTTGAATGTGAGATTTAGTGTGCATCCAGTTCTAACACCAACACTGCTGCCGGGACAGGTAGTGGCTGCTGGAGCCACTGGTGCGGGCAACACGCTGTAGTTGCCGCCAGTGATCTGTCTAATGGCAGTAACTGGTCCTCGTCCTCCTGAGCCGCCAGGACTAACCGACAGCACCTGATATCTTGCTGCTGTACCGGTACCAGTGGCCACAGTAAGTATGTCACCGGGTAGATAATTTAGGCCACCGCTGACAATTTCAACTGTGTCCACATTCATAAAAATAAATGCAGGACTGAAACCAGTGCCTGCGGTAGCACTGGTATCGTCAATTTCTACTAGAGTACAAGGCTCATCACCGTTGTTCCAAGTAAGAACTTTCTTGTAAGGGCCAATTTCTAACGGTGCTTCCAGCACCAATTCTTCTGCACGTTTAAGAGCAGCTTCTAGTGTCTTATATGCATAGGCCAAACTGCGACCTTGTCGGTCTAATCCAACACCTGGTCGATCATCTAACCCGGCTGTACTCACATACAGATTCACTGTGCTGCTATAACCGGAACTGTCAACATATCGTTTGGTGGCAGCTATCAAACCATTGTAGGCCACATCATCATCATCCACAGGGTCTCTTGAAAGTATCAACGGCCCGGTCATGGTACCAAATGCAGTGTTGGTTGTATTGGTAGCAGGATCAACAGCATCTATGCCCTGCAGGGATATCTTGGAATCTACATAGCCCTTATTGGCCGCCAGTCTGTTTGTTTCTGTGGCAGTGGATCCGTGAATTGTGTTTATTCTGCCAATTGAATCAGTGAGTTCAGAAAAAGATCCTATATCGGGTAAATTTCCAATAGGATATCTTACTCCACCACTTTGAGCATTAACTGGTCCTCCTAGATTTGGATTAGGATCGCCTGAAATATCTGAAAACAAGCTGTTGACCACAATGGAATTTTGACTGGTATCAAAATCAATTTGAACACCTACGCCAGCTTCTAGTTTTTTGAAAACCACGCCGTCTGTGGTATCATTGATCACAACCAACGCATTTTCATAATCGTTAGGAAATGATTCGGGTGTATCATCTAGACCTATGAATGTGAGTTTTTCACCTAGTCCTAGTGAACTATAGAGTTCTCTAAAGTTGTCGTTGACAGATCTAAAACTGTCTCTGATACTGTCGCCGGTGCCGTCGTTGCCAATTGCACCAATATTAATAATTTTTCTTGCCATAGCAGATCCTATGTGTTTGGATATCGATAATATTTATCCAAAGTTTTTATAAGCCTAATGTAAATACTAGATGTTCATACAGACCAGATCGCAGAAAAATCAATATGTTAGGTTCAGTAAACTGGGCAATCAACACAGTTATACCAGGACAAAAACCGTTGTGACTTTAAAGTGTGATGACTGTGATGCAGTGTTTGAAAGAGATCTAAAAAATATAGATAGAAAACGGTTGAATAACAACTACTTTCATTGTTGTTCTGGGTGCGATATCAAGAGATTTGCGCAGCGAACAGGAGTAGATCACAAGAAAATCTGGGATATGCCCGCTGACGCTGATCTAGATATTTCTAAACTCTAAAACTTTCACCGCAACCGCATCGATCACGTTCGTTGGGATTGACGAAGTCAAATCCCTCATTGAGCCCATTGCGAACCCAATCCATAGTTATCCCTTTTAGATACACTAGACTTTTGGCATCTACCAAAACAACAAAACCATCTTGAGCAAAATTAGTTACTCCAGTTTCGGGTTTGTAGTCATCTACGTATTCTAATACGTAGGCCAACCCACTACACCCTGTAGTTCTAACACCTATTCGAATACCCGCACCCTTGCCACGTTTGGCAAGTGTTTGCTTAATTCTTTTACAGGCTGTGTCGGTTACGGTAATCATTTACGGCTGCTTTGATTGCATCCTCTGCTAGAATACTACAGTGTATCTTTACTGGAGGTAGGGCTAGTTCTTCGGCGATTTCGGAGTTTTTAATTGCTCCGGCTTGGTCGAGGGTTTTTCCTTTGACCCATTCTGTAATGAGGCTCGAACTCGCGATAGCCGATCCGCAGCCATACGTTTTAAATTTTGCATCTGTAATAAGACCTGTATCATTGTCTACCTTTATCTGTAATTTCATTACATCTCCGCATGCCGGAGCACCGACCATACCTGTGCCTATGTTGGGATCATCTTTAGCAAATGATCCTACATTACGTGGGTTTTCATAGTGATCGATTACTTTGTCCGAGTACGCCATTGATTACTCTCCAGTTTATTAGCTTCCATATGTTTTTCAAATAGCTTTTTTTATCAGCCTGATAGTCTAAAGCCCAAGCGTGTTCCCACCAATCTACTAACAGCACAATATCATTTCTAATTTCGTGATTCGCAATGGTTTTGATCTTGCCATCTCGAGCTAGGTATGCCCACCCGCTGCCTTGTATTGTCATAGCAGTTTTTTCAAATTCTTCTTTGAAACGATCAAATGTATCAAAATGTTTTTCTATAAACTGTAAAATAGCATCATAGGGTCTATTGGCACCTTCTGGTTTTTGTAATTGACCAAAATAGATATTGTGTAAAAACGCACCAGCTTCGTTGAAATCGTCATCACCCTCGCCCTTGTTGTATCGATCAACATAGGCTTTATATAGTGTACCGTAGTGATAATCTATAGTTTCTTTGGATTTTATTGGCGCCAACTCATCGGGGTCGTAGGGCAGTGTCAACTGTATGAGTTTGTCTTTTTTGCCTTCGATTATAAACTTTTGAATGAATTTAAATTCCATATATGTATTTACCGCTAAATAAATTCCTAAGGAGATTTAGTATGATCGATTTATTAAAGAAACTATTTGGCGCCAAGCCAGCAGAACAAACTGCGGAAGCCCCATATAAAGCTGAGGCAGCACCTGCGCCTGTAGTTGAGGCAGTGGTTGTTGAGGCAGCACCTGCGCCTGTAGTTGAAGCAGTGGTTGTTGAGGCAGAAGCAGTTGTTCCAGCGGCTGTGGTTGAACAAGCACCTGCTAAAAAGCCTGCACCTAAAAAGCCACAGGTTGCCAAAAAGCCTGTTGCTCCAAAGACTGCAACGTCAAAAGCACCACCTAAGCCAAAAGCACCACTTAAGCCAAAAGTAAAGCCGGCTGCTTAAGACTTTGTTCATAGAGTGCAAAGCTGGATAGATTCTTAGCCTTGCTTTCGCACATGATGTCAAACGAGTCTCGAAAGCTCAGTGCCCATTCATTTACTGCTGTATTCCAGTAAAATTCTGAATGTGCTCTGAGCTTTTGTTTTTTGTAGCCCTGCTCTAAGAGGGTCGAAAGATTGGGACGGATATGTCCGGGATGGTCAATAAGACAGTCTTCCCGTGAAACACTATAATGTAAAACAGGGCGAACGCCACGCCAGCTATCAATAATCCGCTTAACACGGTCGTCAGTTGCTTCAATATATTCTCCAGAGTTAATCCAATGATGATGTATGTCCATGACCAGGGCACAGTCCTTGACCAACTCAATGCTAGAGTCAATGCCCCAGGTCATTTCGTCATTCTCAATGGTAAGACAGTTACGGGCTTCGGGTGTCATTTTGCTTAGAGCATCACGAACACCTTGTGGACCTTGCTTACCCGAGATATGCACATTGATCTTAAAGTCTTGAAACGTCTTGCCATAGCCCATCCAGCGAGCCATGTCCACATGATACTCAAACTCTTCGATACTTCGTTCTACAATACCAGGGTTGATAGATGCCAACACGCAAAACTGACCAGGGTGGAAAGACAGGCGAACACCGTTCTGGCGAGCCAAATCTCCCACTGTTCTAAATGCTGTTTCTGCATAGGCTCTAACATCGGGCTGCCGCCAAAACCACTTCCAACTAGGCTCAGTGTATACAGGCAGTATATCGCTGCTGAGTCGTACCATTCTAAGATCTTCATCTAGTGTTCCTACCCTGGCCACCAACTTGGTGCAGGCATCAATATTTCGTTTCATCAAGTCCCAAAGTCGCTGTTCTGCTTCTTGGGGATGTTCACGCAACCACCTAACTGTAGTAGCACCAGTATTTAAGTCACGGTCTTTGGCATTGATCTTCATGCCGTTGACTTCTTCAGGATCATTGATCCATTTGCAGGCAAAGCCTATGCGTTTAATCATAGTTTCTTTCATTAAAAAAAGACAGGTTCAACTGTGGGTTTACTTTGCAGAGCCATCATAATTTCTTGTTGCTCAGTATAGATTATTTCGCAGTCTTCTAATATTGATCTACGAACATCTGCAGGTAGACTGCACCAAACTTCAACATTATTATAGTTACCTTTTGTTTCGGGAGGTATGCATTCATCTATCCAACCAGACAGAGCCTTAAATGCTTCGACAGTGTTGCCAGGATGACTGCTACGTATAGCACGGTGAAAGTCATTGGCTAGCACCGCGGTAAAACATCCGCCCGGACTAAACCCATGAACAAGATAATTGTACATTGGCTCGGCAAACTCTTTAGGTACATTCCAGCGGTTAAAAGTTTCTAGGATACGATTACGACTGTACTGTGTTAGTTTCATCTTTTACTTTCGCTGAGATCACATTGGCGATACGGAAGGATCGCCATTCCTTTTTATCTAAACACCAAACACTCATAACATTAGGATTTTCTTTTTTAACTTTGGGAAAGTCAACGGGATTGTCTGTGTTACTAATATGGGGAGTAGGAGCAGGAATGAGCTCTGCCTTGAGTGTACAGGGCATAGCTCGAGTCTCGCCGTTGACTTTGGTAAATTCAACAACACACTCGTTTTCAAGAAGCAGAGTGCGTAATGCTTCGGGGGTAATAGTAGTCATGCTATTATTATAGCACAATCACCGCCAGTTGTCAACTACATACGGATCTAAAACATCGTGAGGATTTGGATCTCCGTGAAATACACAAACACTGCAATTGATTGGAATTTTTGGATTGATCACTGACTTGAAGTTTCGTTTACCGTCCTTCAACACCAGTTCTTCGCGACTGCGAATTTCCCATTTGTAACTTTGAATCCATTCTATGGGCCAAAACTTTATACGATCCTTGCTGGTTTTCCATATCCAATCTTGATCACCTTGCAGTTTTTGTGCTTCGTTTGGGTTATTATTAAATTCTTGATAGATATGAGTTTGTGATCCGTGTATCCAACTCATAACTGAACTATTGAGATAGGTCCACGAAGCATGAAATTTTCTATTAAAATCTTTGATACCCAAGAAACTATGTCCGTGACCGATTGCAAGACTATCAATATTGGCGTGTATTATCACGTCAAGATCAAAATATAATATTCTTCCTTGTATTGGCAGCCCAGGATCAAACATATGTACCTTGTGCCACCATATTTTTTTATAATTTTTCATAGGTTGCACAATACTTCGAACACCAGGTATGGAGTGTTGATCATCAGTGATGCAGACAAATTCATAAGGTACCGTAAGATGGCGGGATACCATGTTCCGAAGTCGTTCGATATATTCACGCCCGTACTTAGTACCAAATTTTACACACAGAACAGTTACTTTTTCAGGATTAGCATCACCGACACCAATTTCTTTTTGCAGATGTTGAGACTCTTTTTCAAATCTTCTAATAGCCTTGAGTCGCTTTCGTTCTTGTTTAGTTTGAGGAGGATTTAACAATTCCATCTATTTTTATAAGACTTTCTAACACGTTTTTAAGATTAGACAACATTATCATATTGGGACCATCGCTAGGGGCATTGTCTGGATCTTCATGACATTCCATAAACACTGCACTTACGCATCCGGTGGCCACTGCTGCCCTCGCGAGGTACGGGACCATAGTACGATCCCCTCCGGAGACTGAGCCCAATCCCCCTGGTTGCTGAACACTATGTGTGGCATCAAAGACCACTGGATACCCGGTGCTTGCCATAATGGGTAGACTACGCATATCAACAACAAGATTATTATATCCATGAGTGTATCCTCTTTCGCATAACATGATGCGGTCATTGCCAGTTGAAGCAATCTTTGTCGCAACGTTCTTCATATCGTGAGGTGCAAGGAACTGCCCCTTCTTGACATTGATGGCACAGCCTGTAGCACCTGCTGCCAACAATAGGTCAGTCTGTCTACAGAGAAATGCTGGGATCTGTAGTACATCAATGCCAGCTGTAGCACACAGTTCTGCCTGATAGCTTTCGTGAATGTCAGTTAAAACTGGCACTCCTAACTGATGTTTAACGGTATTGAGAATTTTTAAACCTTCGTCAATTCCAATACCTCGTTGAGTTGATATGCTAGATCGATTGGCTTTGTCAAAGCTGCTTTTATAGATAAATTTAATTCCTAAACTATCGCAGGTTTCTTTTATGCTATGTGCAGTTTCGAGTGTATGGTCTAGACTTTCAATTTGACAAGGCCCGGCAATCAATACCAACGGCTCGTTGTTTCCTAATTTTATATTATGAATGTTAAATGTACGCATATAATTATTTACCAATGTCTAATGGTGTTGGCAATAATAAACAGACAGGTTATAACATGAATAATTACCCAGAATGTTTTAAAGAATAGAGCAATTCGAGCTTCGCGTAGAGAAAGGATGGGCACATCTGGTCTATCCTCATCTGTTTGACCCATTAGGTGCCCGGTCGCCCGGGCCCATATACGTTCAAGCGAGTTCACGCAAACAGATCCTCATTCCATTCTCGATGACCTTCACGGAAAGCCATATTGCTCTGTGTCTCACGTACTTCTACACGATAACACCAAAGCCTAGCTGCTTCACCAGGACCCCACATTTCTGGAATGTAAACACCATTCACGTATTTGTAAAGCATGTCGCTTAGTGCTTCACAGCCTAGTGCCGGCAGGATAACAATCTTAGCCATATTCTTTTCTTGCAACATTTTAAATGTAGCAAGACATGGATCGTCTTGTGCAACAATTAGTGTATGATCAAATTGATCTTCCAGTGTCTTTTTAAGTTCTTTCAAACCACCATAGTCAGCCGCCCAATTGCGGACGTCTAGGTCGTTGGTGCCAAAGTAAAATTTCATGCTAAATGAATAGCCGTGAATTAGATTACAGTGACTATCACTTCTCCATTGCCTGTAAGCACAGGGAAATGCATCGTGATATTCTTTTGTCGAAGTGTACTTATAAAGTACGGGTTGTAGATTTGCCATCTCTAGTCTCCTTTGTAAGGTAGCAAGTTTGACGACATGCAGAGTTTATAAAGCGGGATGAATGACGTAGAAAGTCCGCTAAGTTTTAGTATACAGTCTATTTAACTGTTTTGCAACTGATTCTTAAAATTATCTATGCTAAGAAACCCAACATTAGATTTTTTCCATTCTGGTGGCATCAGCCATTTGTCATGATTCACAATATTATATTCTATAGTAGGAAACAATTTGAATACTTTGGCTGCTTGCCAAATCCAATAGCTAGGATCAACTGAGTGTGATCCTCCGGAAGAATAATTTTTTGTGTTTTTATAAAGATTGTTTACTAACGTATCGTTACCGTATAAATCAAAACCCAATAGATAAACTTTTTTAATGTCTGGCAACTGAGAAGCAACCAGTAATGCATAAGTTCCACTACCCCAATTTCTTGGTTGATCAATTCTATTGTGTTCTTGATTGGGAATATCAGGTAATAGAATTATATTTTTGTGCTTTTGCACCTTGCGAAACCATTGATATGCGTGTTCTCGAACATATATAAATGTTGAAGCTGTGTTTGGATTTTCTACTGCTTCTCTTACCATACGTTCATCACAGCAAATAAGGTGATTGACCACAGCGTCTCGATGTATGGCGTTACAGCCTACCAATAATATATTACCTAATAAATTTTGTATATTAATAGAACCACGACTTTCGCCATTGCCCATTACCAGTACAGAATTAGGTATCATCTATCTCTTTCTTTGATTTCTCCGAATGGTAACCAAGTTCCTGGCACACCGGATTTTGCACAGACCCAACCTATATACTTTTTAATTTCTGGTTCTGAATTCCAAACTATGTCACCTCGAGTGTATGCACCATAGTCCGGGGGTGTGCTTGCATATGACTGCATATGTCCGTTAAATCTTACTGATCCGTTTACGTGTAAATCGACCGCTGGATCGGGATTCTTGACTCCAATACTTAATTTTCCATGAATTGACACTTGAATAGGGGGTTGTTCAGTGTTGCCTAGTTGTATATTTCCATTAGGTGATACGCTTATTCTAGTTGTATTATCGGTGATAATGTCAAAAGGAGTACTGGCATGTGTTCCTACCATTCCTCGTGTTTGATCTTTAGTTCCAAGCATAACCTCAATGCCGTCTTCTGCTACAGATAATCCTGCATTTGGAGTGTCCGTACCTAGTCCCAGTCTATTATTTTCTTTATTGTAATAGATGTATTGATCGATTACTATTGATCCGTCTACGATCAATCCTCGAAGTCTTCCTAGTTCACGTAGATTGCTCTTTGTTACAGATGTGCCTAGTTCCGTAGAAGAAAGAATAGGCACTCCGCCAATGATCAATGTGCGATCTTTGAATAGTTCAATGTGCTCAGATGAGAAAAATCTATCCGGCTTTTCATTGTACACAAATTGTTTTACATTACCTTCACCGAACCAAAGGATGCCCTTGCCGTTATTTGTGCTACCGTCTTTGGCACGAAATTCTACAAATTGTGTAATTTCCTGAGCAACAGGTCGATGTGCCTGTTCCAACAGTGCTTTAAAAGCATCGTTGAATTCAGTAAGAGTTTGATCGATATTGGTATTATTCATATCAGTATTTATCAAACTCTCACTGAAATATTATGCAATCTTTAACAGCATAATATCTTCGTTGATTCGACCGTTCATCTTGGTATCTACTGCATTAATCTCTTCAAGAAACTTGCGAAGAACCACTTTGCCAGCCTCTTTAAAGGCCTTGATTTGTTCTGCAGGCTTACGCAAAGTTTTTTGCACACTTTTTATTTCGTTGAAGCCTGTAATAGTGGTGCCTTTGATACCAAGTTCCTGGAACTCAGCAGCCACATACTTGCCAAGTTTGCGTGTTTTACTGTTAAAAATCCATAATTCCTGAGCACCAATAATGTCTGCTGGATTAATACTAACCAGTTTGAGAGGCTCGTCGCTCTTCTTGTACTTGAGTTTGGCAATGATCTTGTCTTTGCTGACAACCTTTTTAGCACGGGGCTTCTTGTTAACCTTGGCCTCTTGCATTAGCATATTGCAGGCACTTTCAATTTCTTGTAAAAATGCAATAAAGGATTTAATCTGTTTCTTGCTACGGTGACTGTAGCCTTCTTTCAACTGCTCGTCAGCTTTGCCACTGGCGAGCTCAAGTAGCTCTGTAAGGTCACGAGCATAAAAGTCACGAATGATCCGAGCGTGAGCTGCCTTGGCCTGTTTTGCCTTGAGCAAGTTCAGCATTTTAAATGCCTTTGGATCAAATGTTTCGGGATCAGTTTGAAACGCTTCGATGGCTGCTTCAATTTCCTCAGTCATTCCCAAAGACACTTCACGAAGCCGTTCTTGGATGCTAGGAACATATACATCTTTTTTAACCTCAATGCCGCTATCGCTGTCATCAACATCGTCCCGTCCCTGCTCAATAACTTCGTTGATACGAGCCCGCAACCAAACGGCAGTGTCTCTACCTTCATTGAACTCGTCACGAACACTAGGCATACCTTTGAGTAGACAGGCTGCAACTGCACCCATTGTCATGCCGCAACGATTGTCTTTGGTTTTCTTAAATGCAGAAATATCTTCTTTGGTACAGCCCTGACGACCCATCCAATCTATCACTTTGGGTTTGAGTTCCTTGGCAGAACTTTCTAAACGATACCAGGCCATGGCAGAATGAAACTGGCGTAAGAATTGATTGGTATCCCAGGTTTCGTGTCCTTCCCATTTTGGGCTAAAGTCACGACCCTTCTTTGCACGAACTTCTGCCAAATGTTTTGCGTTAGTAGCCATTTTCACTCCAGTGTGTTAAACAATACTTATAGTATAACACCATTTATCAAGATTGTCAACTGTGTTCAAATCTTTTGACCTTTTCTAACTCGCCATCTTCGTTTTCCAAATACACAATGCTGGCAATATAGCCCAAATTTAATTGAGTCTGAGCAATTTCAAAAGCCTGCTTACGGCTGTTGGTTGTTTCAATCAACTCTTCTTGGCCGGCATCGTCCTCGGCCCATACTTCATAAAGTTCCCAGTTCATTTTGGACTATTGTCTCCTTTTGGTTAGTCGTCCATTCTATCGTCTTGGACTACCCAGCCCAGACGAAATAGATCCTCACGGATCTCATCAGTGACTATGCCTTCGCTAACATAGCCTTCACCTTCTTTATAGGCCAGTTGTTGTTGCTCAGTGAGCACAGCAAACTCGCTTGCAATTAGAGTTCTAGTATCTCTAATACCGCTACAATACCAATCAATGTAATCGCCTTTCTCCTGCATATCGGCAACGATACCACCAGCATATCTCCACGAACACGACCAGCGTTGATTTTTTAGAATAGGTAAAACATCCATTTTGATAAACTGCATATTGCACATGGCTGCATAAAGATTCTGAGCATACACATTACTTTCACGAACCTTGGCCAGTATCCAATCAGTGGATCGAAGATCATATTCCATATTGTCTTTACGCCAATTGGGATCCTCTTCTTTGATCAGTTTATCAAAATTA